CTTTGCCGACCGATGTTCAAGCCTTTTATTCATTTGATGTTTATAATACTGAAGAGTGGGTTTTTGAGCATGAACGATTGGTTGAACCTGTCATTTTACCAGAAGGACCTCTGACTGCTGACAAGATCGCGCATTTGCTGTTGAGTCAAGAGAATTTAGCACCAAATTTACAATTTGTTTGGATAGGACGCAAATTTATTGATGATTATGGCACCTGTGAACAAGAAGGTGCCTGGATACGAGAAAATGGAAAAGTATTTTATAAGTGTGATGTGGGAGCTGTAGCCTACGAACATGACCCTTTGGACTGGATTTGGAAAGAGAGCGCTGCTGGTATTTATGCACGAGACGGCGTTTATAATCTGGTTTGGTCTGAATTAGCCACTCGTGGCTCTTATGTCGCTGTGGGATTTACGCTCACAAGACGCGACATTGTCATGCCCGTTCCTAGGACTTTGAGCGTTAATGTTGCTCGAGTTCCTATTGGAGTCTTCACCTTACCTGCTTTTTCCATGTTCCCAAAATTGCTCCGACCGATGTTAGGAACTGCGTTAATTCGTATTGTTAATTATTGGCCTGGAGTGGCGTGTGTGTTGAAAAGCTGTCAGAGATATGTACCGATCACACAAGCCTTGTATCAAAAAGTCAGAAAAGAATTTGCGGTAGCCCCTAAAAATGCGATAACCTTGCGTCGTGTTGGTGATACCATAGCCAACTATCAAGACCAAGATAAAGATTATCGCTTGCTAAAAACTTGTTTTCCTCATTATTTTCCTGAAGAGAATTTCGGTGTGGCTCTTAGCTTGTTGAACAATAATTTGAGTGCTGATTTAGATATCATCACGCAAATTGTTGATCAGCAGGGTAGAGACATGCGGGAATTCAATCGCCTTTTAAGTTCAGATATGTTTGGGCAATTTAAGGAGAAAGAGAAAGAGGATGTTCCCATTAATTATTGGAAATGGGGCTCAGTAGCTTTGCTTGGTTTTGTTGGCTGTTATGTTTTGAAGAAAAATGTTAAAACTGGCTATTTGGATGTGCTTTTGACGCCTCTTTTGGAGGATTTGTTGAAATTAATAGGTATTGACCGTGTCGCCTCTTTTCTAGGTTTGGCACCTAATTACGTTTCCTATTGGTTGATGTCTTGTGTTGTGGCTCCCATGTACGAAGAAGCAATTAAAAGAATTCCCTACGTCGGGTGGACTTTTGGATGGGTTGAATTTTTCTGTCGTCTACCGTACAATAGTGTAGTTGGTATTCTCCCAGCTTTGCTGATGCACCAAATGGCGTTGAAATTACCATATTGGCAAGCTGTGAGTTTTCATATGCTTTTTAATATGATGGTCATGCAAGTCAACCATGGATCTGTTGCGCTTTCTGAAGTCCGCGCTTTAAAGACGGCTTGTGAACCTACAATAGCAGTACCTTATGCAGTTTTCTATAAAAAATTTTATTTGCAACCATGGTCAGAACGTGTGTTGGAAGACAGTCCAATTCGTGTTACACGATTTCCGGAGAAACTCAGCCAGACGCCTAGATCGTCAGAAGCTTATTATGACCGTAAACCGAGTCGTAAACATCTTCTTAAGGTTAAGGGCAAATGGACTGAGTCGGTTAGGAATCAAACTTGGTTCTATTGGATTTTACCGACGAGCGTACCTGGCTATGTGGCTGCTAGCACTGATAAAATGCTAATGGATGCAGTGGAAGCGCGAATCTTAGTTGATCCTCCTCTGGCACCTGAAGAACAAAAATTGAATTGGTTTGAAATGGAGACGCAGTTCAATTTGTTGCGATATTTTGAAAAATTCAGATTTTCTAAAATCAACTGGGATGATGAGATTCAATCTTGGTTGGACCATTTTGATGGCCCGAAGAAAAGAAGATATAAAGCGAAATTTTTAGAATTAGCAAGTCATGGTGAGAGGAGTTTTTCCGCAAAAGCACACAAAACAGCAGTTTTTGTTAAGAGTAATGAATTGTTATTTAAAATAGAAAAAGGGATGATGAAATTAAAGCCACGAGTTATTATGAACGTGGCTCCTGAAGTGCAAATTTTGGTGGGACCATCAATTTATGCAGCACAGATGCGTCTAAAAGAAATTTGGAATGCTGAACCTGAACCGTTTAAAATATTTGGCTTTGTGTTTTATTATACATATGCCGGCGCTTCCACTGATGTGGATTTGAGCCATTGGCGGCAGATTGTTGACAGTCGAAGAGAAGATTGTGTCAGTATTATAGTTTCTGGTGACGACAGTGTTGTGGTGGTGCGCTATAAAGGGTTAACTTCATGTTACGAAGGTGATGCTTCGATGTATGATCAATCGCAGAGTTTTGGTCCTTTGGCTTTTGAACGGAAGGTTTTAAAAGCTTTTGGGGTTGATGATTCTGTGTTGCTTCTTTTGAAAACTTTGTCAGAGAATGATTATTTATTGTTAAATCGTAACAGGGATTCTCGAATTTTGATCGATAAAATGAACCGCGCTCTACGGGACACAGGTGGCTCGAATACCTCTTTTGGTAATGGAGTTGTTATGGTGTTTGGATGGACTGCGGTTATGTTGCGTTGTAAAACTTATGAAGATTTCAACGTCAGTCAATTTGAAAAAGAATTTCTGTTTCTTGGTTTTGATATGAAAATCAAAGTTGTTGCACTTGAACAACCCACATTTTTGAAAGGGATGTGGTATGATACCCGCGCTGGACCATTTTGGGCGCCATTAATTTCGCGTATTTTGAAATTTGGAAAATCAGTGAGTGATCCTCGAATTATATACAAAGTCAAAGATTTACATTTGGCGAGTAGATATTTCTTACATGATTTGGCCTGTGGGTTGGATACTTTTGTTCAAGTACCTATTTTGCGACAGCTAGTTAAGAATTATAAAATTCCTGATAGAAAGATGATCCTCCAAGGTGTTTATGACTGGAAAGTTAAAGGTACTAATACTAAACCTAAGCTTTTGAAATCCAGCTTTATCAATCTTGAGCAACGTTATGGTTTCTCTGAAAGGGAAATTGTTGCTGTTGAGCAAATGCTTCCAAAAGATTGCTTTTACTTTTTGGAACATCCGTTGTTTGTGCGGATGGCTTTGGTGGATTATAATTAAAAATAAGGACCGGTGGGCCTGGGTCGTAAGGGAAGGGGAACCCAGGAGCGTTTGGAGACGGAACGCTTGGAATCAGACTACATTAACGAATGAAAGTCGAAGAATTAGCAATTGTACCTTTTAAAGCCAAAAAGGTAGGTACTAAAAATAAAAAGCAAAACAAAAATAAAAATAAAAATAAAAACAAGAAAAATACGATTAACAATAGTTCTTTTGTTAGTGTCAAAGAAAGATCAGCACCTATAGCAACCAGTGCGATCATTACTACGCCTAAAAAGACCAATTCAAAATCGACATTTTCGCGGTTAGAAGAAATAGCAACTATTACTGGAACAACTACAGCATTTGCTCTTACTAACAATCTATCACTTAATCCAGGATTATCTGCCACTTTTCCGTGGCTTTCCAGCCCAGCTTCCGCCTTTAATATTTATAAGGTGCGGAAATTGCGGGTTTGGTATCTCAACGCTACAAATACCACCAATACTGGTTTGGTTGTGGTAGGTTATAATCCTGATCCAAATGATCCGCCACCAACATCTCTGGCTCAAATTGAAAATTATGAGAGCCGGTTACGTGTGGCGACTTGGGAAGACAGTTATTTTGATGTCCCCAAGAGTGATTTGGATCGCATAAATAAATATTTTGTGCGAGGTAGTATTGTACCTGGTGAGCTGAGCACTTATGATATTGGTGCTCTTTATGTGGTTTGTTCTGGCAATGCCAGTTCATCGGCAACCTTAGGTGAATTGTGGTTTGAGTATACCATAGATTTGATGTCGCCTATAGTTAGTACAGGTGTTCAGCCTATTGGAAAGGCGAGTTCTACTTATACACCTGTTGCTCAAGCTCTTACTTCTACTGTGACTACTATTGTCACGTTCCCTACAGTGGTGGACAATGCTTTGGCACTTGTCAACAACGCTGGAACTTTTACAGGGATAACCGGGGCTCTTTTGATTTATGCCCAGGTGTCGATAGCTGCGACTACCATGACTGTTGGTAGTTTGGCCATTCAAAAGAATGGTGCTTCTGTGATTGCGGTTAGTTTTCCCCCTATTATCACAAGTTTAACCACTGCGAACGTTTTTTCATATGTTTCGCTGTTACCAAGTGACACTTTTAATGTTGTGGTCACTGTTACTGGAACAGGTTTGACTGCTGATTCTGGGAATGCCCTTAGTGGACAACTCATAATTACTGCTGCTTAAACGCATATTTCTTGCATAAAAAATAAAAATAAAAATAAAAAATAAAAATAATTAAATCTTTGTCTTTCTTTATATCTAGTCT